TATAGATGTTGAATCACTGGCATATTGAGCCGTGCCGCCAATGTTGGTCACGGTGCATTGGTTGATGATGAGCTTGTCATCATGGGCAAAAGTCACATTGAAATACCCAATATTTGTACCGTTATTATTGAATACGGTAATGGGAGCTGCGCCATTGGTCTTTTCCACATTTGAGCGCGATTTGAATATGGCGTTGCCTTCACCCGTAATGTAAAACGCGCCTTGCTCAACCATTTCTACATTCTTGAGCGCACCAAGGGCTGTTCGCGTAGTGGCTGGGTCTGCCTGACACAAGGAGTCACCTGTGTCGATTGATCGCATAGAAGATGGCCATTGAATTGAATCTAATATGGCGTTGATTCTTGCACCTGTGGTTTGACCACTAGGTGTTGAAGCGATGGTGGAAACGTTTGTAAGCTGAAAGAGTCGAAAAGCATCGGTGGCTAGTATGTCTACATAACCGAATACTTGGTCTTTTGGGTAAGTGTAGTTGTAGCTCGATGCATAACCTGAAAATAGAAAATGTGCAACGCCATTGTAAGTAGATGAAACTCTCACTTTACGGTTGGGTATCAATTTGCCGTAATACGGAGATGCAGTATTTTGAGGATTCCAAATACCTGTTGGGTCATAAATTCTAAAATTGCATGTAGTGGCTTCAAATTGGTCAGTCAAAAGGTTATAGCCACCCTTGATTGAAATTTGAGTCACTTGGCTTGAAATATCGACCACGTTTGAAGCTGCATCGGCTAAAACGTTAGTGCCAAGGATGCCATGTAATGGATCACCAATAGAAAATGAATAACCAAATACGGGAGATGTGGAGAAGTCAAAAGTAACGGCAACGCTAAACGGGTAACTCATGGGTTATACGCATACAAAGGATTAAGTCGATTAAGAGAAACTTGTGTGCCATTACTTGAAGCCGCTTGTGTTGCTTCCAAAACTGAACCGTTGGCAGTTTGAACGGTGATTGTAATGTTGTTAGTGCCGCGACCACTACCAAGAATGCCAGATAAATCGCTGCCTGAATATGGCACATATGGATTGACTGCACTTGGAATTGATGGCATTGGTATGACTGAGGCAATACTGCCGCTGCTGCTGGAACCAGAGCCGCTAGTAACGGTTGTGCCATTGACACTGAGTGCAATCGGATTGGCAGTAAGTTGGGCTAATTGCAATTTGATTGAATCTAATGCGCTTTGAGATAGGGCTGGCCAATCTTTGAATGGGTTTGCCGCATCGCCTATCGCCCCAATATTGCCTTTGATGTCCATAACAAGGCCATTGGCTTTGAGTACCTTTTGAGCCAGAATTTCAGCCGAATCAGCATTGCCGTTAAGAATGGCTCGCTGTAATAAAAGTACATCATTGACTTGCGCGCTTTGGCCACGTTGTAGCGCAGCTTGAATTTCAATATTTTGCATATCTACAGTTGATCCTGCCAATTTGAGATTGAGAGAATCTCGCTCGGCTTTGAGTTTGTCCTGCACGGCTTTTTTTTGAGCATGCAAAGAAACCAAGGCAGCTGCATCGGTTTTAGCTTTTGATTTTGCTGCAGCTATAGATGCTTGATTAGCCTTTGAAATGCTCTCTGCAATAGTTGTAGTTTGATTTTTCTTTGCTTTTTCAAGAGCATCGGCTGCTTGTAATGATGTTATGTAATGTGCGAGCCCTTCGTTAGCTGTAACAAACATGGCCGCAATTTTTATTAATCTTTCTGTCCAAATTATTGCACTTCCGATACCGTTTGCAAACGACAAAATGGCAGATTGACTTGAACCAATACCGTTATTGCCAGAAAGTTCTTTGAACGCTTGAACTAAATCGGTACCAATTATGACTTTCGCCTCTGTCGCTGTGACATTGAGACGATCTAATTGACCTTGAAATGATTGCGCCGCCACGGCTGAATCACCATTAAAATTCTTAGCCAAGACTGCGCTAATCAAATCCATATTTTTTGTGGCTAATGTTGCTTTATCTAATCCAGCACCAAGTCGAGTCAGGGAAGTGGTATTGCCCAAATAACCTTTAGAAAGTGCTTTTTGAACCGTATCCAAATCTCTGCCAGTGCCAGCACTGACATCCATTGCTAATTTGAGTGCGCTTTGTGCTTTGGCGGCATCACCTGTGGCAATAAATAAACCTTGAAATGCAGGTATCAATTCCTCTTTTGTACGACCACTGGCCAAAGCCAATGAATCGATAAATTTATTGACATCGGCTGCGGCAAATTCTTGGCCAAGATTTTTCATTGTGTTGCCTAAAAGGGCAACCTGTTTTTCATTCGTAGCAAACGCTTTGACAGATTCTTTACCAAAATTAATTATTTCGCGTGCGGCAAAAACAACACCAAAAATAGCTCCCATTTTTTTTGCAGCTACACCAAGTTTTTGTAAATCTGTTTGGGCTTTCTTTACATTTGCCGCACCCTTGTAAGACGTAACAAAATCGACCTCAACCGTATTACGGCTCATTTGGCGCTCCAAACACTGTTGGCGTTAGCTCTTGCTTGAAATTGAGCAATCGTAGTTTTCATCGCCATTTCAATAGTGTTAAGCGCATACCCCTTATTTTCGGCATATGCTCTATAAAGCAATCGACCTTTTTTAGCGCCTTCACCTTTCAACCCACCGCGCATGTGATTAATAAACCATTCGCCAGCGTATGGGTTTCGAGAATGTGAATATTTACCCGATCCGCTGCCTTTAGCCGTTGGATTCCACGGACGGCCATTGGGATGAGTGCGCCCAGCCGATTCCATAATTGCACCTGCGCGAGCTGAATTGACTATGCGTGAATACATGGCAAAACCATTGCGATTAGGTTTTGATTTGCCGACAATAATTTTCATGCCTTTAGTTACTTGACCAGCATTGAATTTAGGAAAATGACCAATGGTTGCAAATACGCTTGTTTGAGCAGTTATTTTTTTGCCAGAAGATTGAATTGTCCAATTTGATAAACCAGAAAGCGACATAGGTATTAATGCCCTTGCTTCCTTTTGAACAGGGGTCATTGCAGCTCGTAATTGTTTATTCAGATTTTTGGCAAGGTCTGGTTCAAACTTGCGCATGGCTTTGAGAGTGCTATCTAACCCTTTGATTTCTACGGGCATTTTCGGCCTCTCTCGCTTCTTCTTGTAAAACATCAATGATGGAATTGAGCATTACTGCATCCAGTTCGTAAAGCTCTCTAGGCGCAATTCCTAGTCTTACCGACAGTTTTGCTATCAGATAGACAAAGGAATTGCGCTCTATGAGTTTGGGTCAGAGTCATCCAATACCTCGACTCGCGCCAATGTATCGATGAACTTCTCACCAAATAGAGCTACATCTTCTTCTTTACTTAGGCATTTCCAAGCAAGCCAATAAATATCGGATTGCTTTTGATCTTCTGCAAAGGCTTTTCCAAATCCTTTCTTTGCATAAACTTCAAATGCATATTCGATGCTTGGAGTAATGGCGTGTTCAGATACGTCGCCGTTCGCCTTTGTGATCTTGAGTTTTGCCATTCTTTGCCCCTTTGTTAGTTAGTTACCAAGTACCAGTAATTGCTGGAGTGGTTGAACCACTGACAGTAAATGTCAGGCTTTGTACTGCTACATCGCCGACCTTGCCTGCTATTGGTGTGAGTTTGTTAACGAGTACAAGACCAGTCCACATTGGGTTTGATGCTCCTACTGCGCTTCCTGTTGTCTGAATAACCTTGAACTTGGCTACAGTGCCAACCAAGGTATTGAGTGTCTGCATGACTGATGCTGATGCATCATCATTTAGGAAGTCCACTGAAATTGTTGAAGATTCCAATCCACCAATAAATGCATGGCCAGTGTTTCCCATAGCGGTTACATCGAGTTCATCAAATGCTTGGTTGATAGTCACTGATGTCACATGATCTGAAAGATTCACATATGTAGTGCCATCGGTTGAAATCTTGAACCCTGCATTATTTTGATAGAAAATTGCCATTATCTATTCCTTCCCTGTTACCAAGTACCAGTAATTGCTGGAGTGATTGCACCTGAAACGGTAAAGGTAAGGCTCTGTACTGCTACATCGCCGACCTTGCCTGCGATAGGTGTCAATTTATTGACTAGAACTGAACCTGTGTAAAGAGGATTAGTAGCGCTAATAGTTGCAGTTGATGTGAGCGCACCGATAGCGGTTGCAGTCTGAACAATCTTGAATGGTGCGACAGTGCCGACCAATGTATTGAGAATCTGCATGACCTGACCAGTTGCATCATCATTGAGGAAATCGATTGAAATGGTTGAAGATTCCAAGCCTGCAATAAACGCGTGACCAGTTGCACCCATCGCGGTTACATCGAGTTCATCAAATTGACGATTGATTGTTATCAATGTGACGTGATCTGTTAAATCGACATAGGTAGAACCACCGACAGTCGATACTATTTTGAATCCAGCATTATTCTGAAAGAATATGCCGCTGCCTGAATATGCCATTATTTCGCCTCGTCTTTCGGTGTCTCAGTTGCCTTCGCATCTGGCTTAGTTTGAATCTGACCAATCTTGGTCAAGAATGCTTCTTCTTCTGGTGTGTAAATACTCATGATTAACTCCAAGTGCTTAGGATTGAAATGGACATCTCTGCCATCAACATCTGGCCAGTTTCACTTGGACTTACGGTTGGAGCAGAAATACTGCCGACCTTTATACTCAAAGCCGATGCAGAAAGTTTGTTGAATACGCCAACGAATAAAGTTTCAATGTCAGCAAGATTCCCTTGATTATCAAAGAGCATCACAATCATTGTAATTTTGAAATTGACTTGTGGTGAAATCGAGTTGTATTGATTGTTTTGCGGATCAATGTATGGA